TAGAATTAAATGAAAGGTTGGAAAGCTCCTTAGAAGAGGCCATTACAATTGCGTGGAAATCTGTAAAAGAGGGAAATCCATTTGGCAGTGATACCGAACAAGACGAATTTAATTTACTCGTGGCCGCCCTTAAACAAGAGGCCGAAGAATTAAAGAAAAAGAACGAATCACTTAGCAGACATAAAAATAAATTAATTAAAGAAAATGCTAAGTATGAAAAGAATTTTGACTCAGCGTCCAAAAAGGCCGAAGAGTTAAAAGATGGTTACAATTCATTATTAGATAAATTCAAAAAACTCCGCATGGCGTTTGATGAATCTCAACTAATGAATGCCAAATTGGTTTACACAAACCAAGTGCTATCTGATGATAAGTTAAATGTTCGACAGAAAAATAAGATTGTCGAATCTATCCAAGAAGCGGCTAGTGTAGATAACGCGAAGATTATGTACGAAACTCTCGTAAACGCAGTGGAGAGCACTTCCAAGAGAAGGCCAGAATCACTGAGTGAAGCAGTTGCACGCCGACCTTCGCCTTTGCTTATTAAAGCAGCTAGAACAGAGGATACAACCTCTGACGATTTTACTAACCGCATGAAGCGGCTAGCAGGAATAGACATTTAACATTTATAGGAGGATTAAACAATGTCAACTATCGTAGAAAGTTTAACAAAAGACATCGTAAATCGCGACCTCCGTGCTGAAGGTACTGCTCTTCTCAACAAGTGGGAGAAGACTGGTCTTTTAGAGGGTCTCGATAACGATCGTACCAAGAACGGCATGGCCCGTCTCTTGGAAAACCAAGCAAAGGAGCTTCTCCGTGAAGCTTCGTCAATGAGCGCTGGTGATGTTGAGGGCTTCGCAGCCGTCGCATTCCCAATCGTTCGACGCGTTTTCGGTGGCTTAATTGCTAACGAACTCGTTTCTGTCCAGCCGATGAGCTTGCCCTCGGGCCTGATCTTCTTCTTGGACTTTGAATATACCAACAATATGTTCCCCGGCGCCTCTGCAGCCGAAAATGCTTTCCAAGCCAATACGTCATTATATGGCGGCGGCGTAGTTGGTTCGCAGATTACTGGCGGCGTTGATTTGACTGGCACCGGTGCCGAACGTGGTCCATACGCCCTCAACAATGGTTACTCATCTGCCACTGGCTCATGGGAAGACACGGTGGCGGCTGGCGACACCATCGTCACCGCGACAAACTTTGCCGCTTTAACCGAAGCGCATAAAAAGCGTCTTCAGTGGGATCCGGATCTACTCCGGAATTTGGAAGACAATCCAACTTATACGGTTATCGAAGTCCAGTGCGAGACGGCTTACACCAGCACTATGGGTGGTTTGAACGTAGATGATCTCATCGCCATCAATGTTTCCAGCACCGGTGGCAACTTTGATGATTATATCGTTCGTCGTTTGACGCAAGCTAGTGACGCGAATATTATTTCCTTCGTTGTGTATCGTGCAGCGGGCGGCGCCCAGTTGACCACTAATGCTAGTGGTACTTACATCCGCACTGATACTTCAGCCAACGCTGCAGCCAACGGCGCGTTGACGTTAGCGCTCTATGAGGAAGGTGCGGGTGATGGCACAGGCTACACCGATACTGGTCTGGACGGCCAGAACCCAGCTATCGCTGAGATCGACATCAAGGTTGACTCTGTTGCTGTTACGGCAAACACCAAGAAGCTCAAAGCTAAGTGGACCCCCGAGTTAGCTCAGGATCTCAACGCTTATCACAACCTCGACGCTGAAGTTGAGTTGACGAGCATTCTTTCTGAGCAGGTTGCTCTAGAGATCGATCAAGAAATCTTGAACGATCTCGTTACGGGTGCCAAGGCTGGTACCAAGTACTGGAGCCGTCGTCCCGGTAAATTCGTTAACCGTGACAGCGGCACACAGGTTGGTGCTACTACGGCTGCTCCTGACTTCACGGGCACCGTTTCTGAGTGGTATGAGACTCTTGCTGAGACTATCAATGACATCAGCGCTCAAATCCACAGAAAGACGCTTCGCGGCGGTGCTAACTTTGTTGTTTGCTCGCCAGAAGTTGCTAGCCTGCTTGAGTTTACTGCTGGTTTCCGTGCGGCTCTCAACGTTGATGAGTTGAAGGGTGGTACCATTGGTGCCGTCAAGACTGGCTCGTTGAGCAAGAAGTTTGATGTTTACGTCGATCCTTACTTCAGACGCAATGTCGTCTTGGTTGGTCGTCGTGGTAACAGCTTCCTTGAGACTGGCTATGTATACGCTCCATACGTCCCGCTACAGGTTACTCCCACCATCTTTGGTGTCGAGGACTTCGTGCCCCGTAAGGGCGTGATGACTCGCTACGCCAAAAAGATGGTTCGTCCTGACATGTACGGCGTTGTAATTGTTGAAGACCTCATTGGTTAATAACAACTAACAAAGCGTAGTTAAATTAGGTTCCCCGCTAGGTTTTTAATCTAGCGGGGAATCTTCTTATTGGAGAGACTATTTATTAATGTATAAAGCCAAAGGGCGTATATTAAACAAGGAGAATACAAATCATGGCTAAGAATGGTTTTTCAATGTCAAACAGGGTAGTCCCTGAAGAGTTAGTCGGCACAGTTACCGCAACAGCAGCCGATTGCGGAAAAGTTTATGTTGTTGAGACAACGACAGACGATGTTCAACTTAACCTACCAACACTAGCATCTGCTGGCAATGGGTGGAATTGCACGGTGCAAACTGTTGCTGATCCAACAAATGCTAAGACAGTAAAAATTGTTAGTGTTGATGCTAGTTTAGTTTACGGTGGTGTGTTAGCTGCCCCAATCTCAGGTACTGCTGGTGATAACCCAGCCGCCGAATACTTCAAAAGCGACGGCACCACAAACATCACATTGGCTTCTGGCACCGACGCCGGCGTTCAAGGAAAGGGCTTTATGGGTTCATCAGTTACTATCACCGCTTGTGTAATGAGCGACTTTACTTCTGCATGGTCGGTTGAAGGCAACTTGGCAACAAGTGGTTCCGATGGACACACAACCCCATTTAGCTAATTTAAAATTTAAATTAACAAGTGGAGATAAAAATGTTAAAGAAAGTAAAAAAAGTAACAAAGGCAAATGATAAAAAAATAGCAACTGCTGAACCAAAAAAAGCAGTTGCTACTAAAATAGCTATGCCAAAGCCAAAGGTAGAAAAGCCAGAACCAAAATCAAAAGCTGATCTTTTGAGAGAGAAAATTGAACTTAAGCGAGCAGAGCATAGTAAAGCTGCAAGCAAAGGTCCAAGAGCAGCAGAACCTTGCCGCCAAGAATTAATCGCCTTGGAAAAAGAACTTTCAGAACTAGTTTAATATAGTAGCCAAAGCTTTATACAAGACCCCCCAGTTTTCACTGGGGGGTCTTTCTTTATTATAATAAACTATTTATAGTGTAGGAGAATAAGAGAAATGGCTCAACCAACACTAACCCCGGCGAGTTCGACCCCGACAAACATTTTGCCATCATCAACGTTAGCAAGTACAGCATTTATATTTAGTTACCCATTTGGCATCTATTCATCGGATGGGCCTCTAGAAACTCAATACTTTGCTTCGGGAGCAGCAGACCAAGTAGCGTTTACTTATAAGAGGCTAGGCGGCGATGTTTTAGACATTGAATTAACAGAAGGAAATGTGTTTGCTGCCTACGAGGAAGCTGTTTTAGAGTATTCTTACATTATTAATTTACACCAAGCAAAGAATGCCCTATCAAATGTCTTAGGATCGGCCACAGCTAGCTTCGATCATAATGGAAATCCTTTTGCCGGCGATGCCCAGAATACTCAAGCGGAATTAAAGTTTCCCAAATTTAAACTTTCTTATCCCATGAGAGTCGGCGCTGGCCTTGCTCAATACGCCGGCACAAATGGCGATGTTCGTTATTATTCTGGAAGCTTTGCTCCCGTCGCGTCACAGGCTGATTATGATTTACAGGAAGTCATCTCATCAAGCTTTCCTGATTTAATAACAGATAATCAGAGAGCCACAATTACAAAGGTATGGTATAAGTCAGCCCTTACAATGTGGCGCTTTTTTGCTTACTATGGGGCATTAAACGTTATTGGCAATTTATCAAACTATGGTCAATACTCCGATGATTCAACATTTGAAGTGGTTCCTACTTGGCAAAATAAAGCGCAAGCAATGGCCTATGAAGATTCAGTTTATACTAGGGTAAGCCACTATTCCTTTGAACTAATAGACAATAGATTGAGGCTCTTCCCGCCACCTGAATCTGGCTGGATGCCTGATAAATTTTGGTTTCAGTTTTATGTAGAAACTGGGGCCTATGATGAAGACTCGACAAGAAAAGACGGGATGACTGGTGTTAATAACATGAATACCCTTCCCTTTAACAACATTGCGTATACTAACATTAACTCTATAGGAAAGCAGTGGATCCGCCGCTATGCCCTCGCAATAACCAAAGAGATGTTGGGGCAGGTTAGAGGTAAGTTCGGCGGTTCTGTGCCGATTCCCGGCGATACAGTGAGTTTAAACTCCGCAGACCTACTGGGACAAGCCTCTGCGGAGAAAGACGCCTTAAAAACGGAATTAGGCACGATTCTGAACGAATTAACTTATGTTGAGTTGGCAAAGAAAGATGCCGAACTCGTGAAAACTACTGAAGACGTATTTTCTAAAGTTCCAATGCCGATATTTCAAGGATAAATAAATGCCAGATCCAAAAGATAAATGGGAACAACCAGCAGCACCACCCGGTCCAGTCTTCTTTAACAAGAAGGAGCGTGACTTTGTTAAGCAAGTAACAGATGAGGTGGTCGACCGCGTTGTCGCACAGCCGGTAGCCTATTATCCTTTGAACATAGAACATTCAAATTACCATCCGCTCTATGGTGAGGCAATTGAAAAAACGTTTTTACCTCCTTTGAGGGTACACGCTTTGGTAACTTTTGAAGGAATAAAAACAGAAACTTCAGAGTTCGGAGTAGATAAAATCGCAACAATTAATGTCAAGTTTCACAAAAGAAGGCTCGGTGAAGATCAGGATCTTTTTGTAAGAGAGGGGGACTTTGTTCTTTATGGGGACATCTTTTATGAAATAACAGAATTAAATGAGCCAAAACAATTGTTTGGACAAATTGATTTTCGTTACGAAATAGAGGCAACATGTATAAGAGCAAGAAAGGGGAAGTTTGATGCCACCTAAAACAACACCACAAGTAGCTTTAAACCCGTCTAGTATGGAAACAGTCGATTTTGCTTTATTTAATTGGTTGAATGAAACATTGGACATTTACACCGACTCTAACGAGGGGCGTAGAAAAGTTCCAATCATTTGGATCACGGCTGAAAGAGCGTTTCAGGTAAAAAGCAATAAAGAATTAAGAGAGATCGATTCCGAATCAATCATTTATCCAGCTATGGTTATTCAGAGAACTGGTGTGTCTAAGACAACATCGAATGAGAGGGTTATACCCGGTAACATTTTTCCTCAAATGGATCACAAACGTGGAGCGTTTCCCCTTTATCGAAGAATTGTAAGGGATAAAACACAAAACTTTCAGAATGCTGTAGCTAAAAATTATACTAATGACACTCAAGATACTTTTAAATTGCCTTATGAAAGTAAAAAAGTAGTTTATGAGACTTTGTACACTGGATACCCAGTTTTTGTAAACATGAATTATACTATTCGTATTAGAACTCAATACGTTCAGCAATTAAATCAAGTGCTCTCGCCCTTTCAAAGATTTACAGGTGGCATTAATCAGTTTTCAGTTAAGCATGAAAATCATAAATACGAGGCTTTTATTGAAGATGATTATTCAATTACAAGTAATTCTGCTAATTTAGGAGCAGAGGAAAAGAAGTTTGATGCCGAAATAAAAATAAAGGTTCTCGGTTACATTACTTCTGATGGTTTAAATCAAAAAACTCCTTTTGTTATTAGCCGTGAATCGCCAGCTACAATAAGGTTCACCAGAGAGAGGGTGATGCTCAATGAGAAAAACGATAATAACGACGATGGCTTTTTCAGGTCGTGAGCATTTTCACTTTTGAAAAACTATTTACATTAGACTATTTGTGTAAGGAGATTTTTAATCCATGGCAGTTTCAGCAAAGAATTTTAGATTTGTATCCCCGGGAGTTCGCATTGAAGAAATCGATCGATCCCAAATTCCCGCCGATGAACCGCTCGTCGGTGCTTGTATTATTGGCCGAGCAAAAAGAGGCCCAGCATTCACTCCGGTTGAAGTAAGAAGCTTCTCTGACTTTGTTCAGACGTTTGGAGAGCCTGTTGCTGGTGGCCAAGGTGGCGACGTATGGCGCGATGGCAATTATACTTCTCCAATGTATGGAACGTATGCCGCTCAGTCATGGTTAAAGAATGGCGAATCGCTAACTTACATTCGTATGCTTGGTGTTGATAGAAGTGACTCAACAGACTTGGCTGGCTGGAAAATTGGTACTGCTGATTTTAATAGCACGGCCAACGCCACCAAAGGCAGTTCTTATGCCTTGTGCGTATTCCCTTCAGCATCAAACATAGCCGCTGCCAATTTAACCGGATCGGTTGCCGCTATCTTTTACATGGACGCCGGCGCCCCTGTTTTACAGGGCACTAATATTCTAGGTGCGACTGTTACTGGTAGTTCTCAACTCATTAAATCTAATTCAGATAAAGAATTAGTGGTGAGCTTTAGTGGCTCAATTACAGGTGCGCCTTCAGGCAAGTTTGCTGTTTCTTTTACAAAGGGGAAATCAAACTTTATTAGAAAGGTTTTTAATACCGACCCAACCCTAGTTGGCCGCGACAGCGGTGATGGGCAAGTCGAGTACTTTTTA